GAACTGGAGCAACAGGTGCTTGCTCTTTCATTTCTTCTTTGTCATCTTTCTTTTCAGAGTTATCAAAAACAATTTCTTTGTGAGATTTGCGACCAGATGGACCAACTTTATAGTCAGAACGTGCCATACGATCTGCAGCTTCATCGATCTCTAGTTCTTCTGATTCTTCTTTTCTTAGAAGTTTAAAGTCGTGCGCATCGATTTTACCATTCTTATTCTTATCGATCTTGTGCTGCTTACCTTTAAGTGCTTCTAAAAATTGTGTATAAGATTTCATAAACTGTCTCCGTTTTATTCTTATTATTTATTCTTAACTGCCAACTAGACTTTCATTGTCGTAAATTGAGAACTGCGGTGTTTCTACTTTAGAGTCCCAACCATGTTTACGTAATTTAACAATACAATGTCCTGGTCCATCGAAAGTGAAACGTAGATCTCTATTAGCATAAATTCGATCAACAAATCCATGATGGTCGAATTCATATTGGCCACCATTTATTAGATAATAGTGACTGTGAACAGTTCCTGCACCAGCATCTAAAATACGAGTGATATCAAGTTGTTTGTCTTTCTTAAGACCCCACCAGATGGCAGCAATGAATGCATGGGATCCAGCATATTGTGCAAAATGTCCATCTGTTTCTGGCGCATCATTTGTTCCAGTAACATAAACTTGAGTTGGTGTTGTCAACCAAGTGCTTAGACTTAGATCTATAGATTCACCAGAAGGCTCAGTAGTATATACTTTAATTACTGCTTCTGTCTCTGTGTTTTTTAGTACATGTATTTTAGACATTTAAATCACCATGCCTTACAAGACCAATATCTTGCTTTATCTTTTGGACCAGGATTATCGCAGTTGTGTCGTGCACGGAAAGACTTACGACGACCAGGAATATGTTTCTTGATAGTCATATTCTTATCGCCAAAGTTAACCTTGACAACATTACCATTTGCATTCTTAACAAAAACTTTAGACTTCTTTACATCACCAGCCATAGGTTTATTGAGAGGAACTTCTCTTCCTTGATATTCTGCTTCGGCGAGCCACTCTTTAAAACGCAACATTGCCAGACCCCTTTGTCATTTTAGTATGAGACAATCTAGACTTCTCGATTTTTCTAACTCTTGGAGCAAGTCTCATCGCTAAACGATTGATGATTTGTTTTCTATTTTGAATAACTTTTTCAACTCTTTCTTTTTCAGCTACAGAGATTTTGCTTGGATCACGTCCACGCAATAGACGCTTCTTCATAAGTTTAACTGCTAGACGACGTGAACGCTTATTAATTGTCTTTGTGTTTGAATAACGCTTTAATGCAATCTTAGTTGCACGTTCACGCTTTGCTTTGGTGCGACGAATACGAAACTTTGCTTTCATACGCTCAATGCGTGATAGAACTTCCATTAATGTTTCTTCTTCTAATTCTTTTTCTTCTTCATCTTCTGGTAGTTCTTCGCCAGTTTCATCATCAACAACAGTTATTTCCTCTTCATCATATAGATCATAGATGTCATCATCGCTGATATGATTCATATAGTGATCGAGTTCTTCTTCTGAAGGTTCTTCATCTGCAAAAATATGCTCTTCCCAATTTTCTTCGTATTCAGAAACATCTACTGCACTTTCTTTCACGCAGTTTGGAACATACTTGTTACCTTTTTTCTTAATACCGACCTGCTTATAACCTACCCAGCATGCTTCATAGATTTCTTCGTCCATGTCTTCACCAAACATTGCACGATATTTCTTTGTATGTTTTGATTCTTTAGTCTTTGCAGTAGCATCTCCAGGGGCTGGTTCATATGCTGATGGATCGCTGTCGCTTTTCTTATCCATCTTGTCCCAATGTGCTGCTCTTGCTTTTGCAGTTGCAGCAGATAAACCTGCTACATATTTCTTTGGAAGACCAGACTCTTTGTCTTTCGGCACTTCTGGAAGATTTGCTTCTTCAAGTTCTTCTTCCTCACGAAGATCTTTGTCAGCACCATGATATGTGCCTTTGCCTTTTGTGATGTAAGAGTTTACACGAGCCATACCCCACTGTTGTGGAGTTGTCCCTGGACGATGACCAGAGTTCCATGCAGCAACACCACGTGCATAGACTTTCTTAAGAGTTGATAGTGACACACCAGACTTTTGCGCTTTTGCAGCTAAACCTGCTGATGCAGATTCATCTAATTCTTCTGACAATTTCTTTGCCATAGCATCAGATTCTTTCTGACCCTTCTCATATGCTTTCTTGACGAAACGATGTCCTTGATCATCTTTACCTTTAGCAAAAGCAACATCTCTTGCCTTTTTAACTAGATCAGATGAAACTTCATCAATTTGTTCTTCTCCAATATGTTTTACTAAATCCATGTACTGTTTAACTGTTTCACGTCTTTGAGCAGGTGATTGCTTTTTATATAATCCAGTTTGTTTGGCTTCACGTTCTTTTGCTGCATTAATTCTCTTTATGTCATCTGCAGTTTTTTGTTTTCTAAAAGGATTATACGAAGCACCTTTTCTATCTGTTCGGTCAGAGTTTGGTAAATCAGACATAGGGAATCCTTCACCAAGATGGTACTTTACTTTACGACGACGTAAATTATCTTGACCACCTGGATGAACTAATGTATGACCAACTTCTGTTGGATCTGTAATTTTAACTGCATGCTCATAATCATAATCTGATTCATTGTCTTTTTTATTATCAGCCATTGAGTGTGACGCATATTCATAATCTTGTTCTTGTTCTTGAACTTTTTGTAATTTCTTAAAGTCATTAAAGCGAAGAACGTCTTTGGCAAAATTATATTTTGATTTTTTATTTACTACTGGAGAGTCAGTTGTGACAGAGATCTTGTCTGTACCATTTGGTTGTGTCACAGCTTCTTTTAATTTTGTTGGCTTCAATGTAGCATCATACTGAATACCTTGTTCAGTTGCTAAGTTTAACATTTTATCAAGAATTGCCAGTGCTTCTGGGTTCAATGATTTAGTACGCACACGACGTAAAGCCTGATTAATAAGCATGTCAGGATTTGATGATGTCTCTGCAGTTTCAACACCAAGCATGGTCGCAATAATACGAGCGACTTTTAGTTTGTCATTCGGTTTTAATGTCTTGTCGGTTAGTGCTTCGTTCATATCTTTTTCTTCCGTTGGTTGCACATCATGAATCCATTTGGAAACTAATGCTCCAGTTTGTTCTTTTAGTAATAAATGATTCGAACCACGCTTAACAATTGTAAACTTTTCACCATCTGATTCTACAATATCACCTTCGTTAAAAATCTCTCCACGAAAGTATTTTTCACGAAGATCGTCTTTTACTAAAACAATCTGTTCTTTAATTGATTCAAGTCCCATACCCTCACGAATATCATTCATCAATCTTTTACCATCAATATCACGGACAGTAGATGGCAATCCTTTTTTGAATTCTGAATAATTACCTTTCACTGCAAGCGCACGCATTTTAGAAGCAGACATTCCAGAAGCATCATCAGCATCTGGATCTCTTTCACCTGCAGAGATAACTTCGATTGTATCAAAGTTAAACTCTTTGCCATTATAGGTGTTTAGCAATCTTTTAAATTCTGGAACACGATCGCTACCAGCAACCATAACGATATTCTTGTAACGCTTATTTAATTCTTTTGCTGCTTCTATGAAAGTACGAACATGTTCGTTTGCCGCAGCAAACTTAGTATTTCTGAACATAAGGTTTAAATACTTAACCTTTTTATCCACAGTTAGTGGATTCTTTTTAGAATCTTGGGATCTGGATGCGTAGATTACGTGGTCAGCATTTTTCTGCTGAGCCAGTTTTTTGACAGCTTTGACAAGCAATTCGTGACCAATCGTCGGAGGATTAAATCTTCCGAACGCAAATACTACAGTCTTAGAGGGTAACTCTTTAATTAGTTGTCTATAATCTTTCATTTGATCCATCAATCTAAAATAGTGCCTATTATTTAGGACTTTTGAAACTTACGCTAGGCTTAGCATTGCCTCTGCTGCAGCGCAAATCCAACGACAAGCGACTTCATCGGAAGCCAATTCTTGTTGTGCTCTTACTGAAGCGACCTCACTAACCAAGAATTCATATTCTTCTCTAGAAAGATCCCCTTTAGCATAATCTTCTCTAAAAGCAACTAGATCTGCAGCTAACTTTCCTGCTGGACCTTCTTGTCCAGCCATTTCTCTTAATTCATTGAATAAATTCATCTTCCTCTCCATGCGTCTGCTACAGTGTCAACTCGGACACGATTGATTTTAAGAACTGACTCACAAAACTTTTCATTACTAGATGCATTGGCTTTCTTTAAAGCAGACTCTAATTCTTCGATGGCTTTCGCCTGTGGGTCTTTTCTAAGAGAAGCATAAACCTTTAGTTGCTCTACTTTACCAAATAATTTATTCCAATCTTTATCTTGACAATTTGTCTTATCAATGGCAACCTTAACCTGAACTAGATTGTCAAACAGCGCACCATCGTGTGGAATTGGTAGGATGAAAGAACATCCAGTTAATAGAACAGAAAATGCTACAGCAAATAATTTCATCGTTGCCATCCTTTTATAATATCTGGTGAGAAGTTAGACTTACTAAACTCGAGGCGATCGACAATCTTCACAGCACCACCAGTTAAATGGTCAATTGCCACAAATCCTTCCACACCAGTAACTTTGTATCCATTAGTAGTGCGTAGAAATGTATTGATGTGTCCTGCTTCATTCATCTTATCCACAATCATCTGTTTTGCTGCAGCAAGAAGATTTACCAGATCAAAGATCTTAATAATTTCTGCTTGGTCATGGTCAGTGAAGAACTTCAGAACACGTTTACGTTTTTCGTCTTTTCCTGCTTTACCTTTTTCAGTCTTTAGTTTATCAATCTCTGCCTGATACTTGTCGTGGATATAGTTAAATAATCCAACTACATGAGCATGAGTATTGGTAACTTGTAGTCCCTGACGAACTTTAGAGTTGTTATAGGTATTTACTGCAGCATTTAACTCTTCATCATCTTTAATAGCGTTCAGAGTTGCTGCGGGGATTGACTGGAAAATCTTTCCAGCGTTTGATAGGATATTGGTCAGCTGAATAGTTTCTGCTGCAGTGAAAGTGGCAGTGCCAGAATAGTCTTTGTAGTTTGCATCATCCATCCAGACAGAAGGAACTTTTGCCATATGTGAAACAATAGACTGCCCGAATGATGCTTTCATTTCTTCGAAGGAACTACCAGTGTATGTTGTATGCCACACCACGCCAATCTTTGCTTTCATAATTTGAGCAGCAAGTGGACTGTTTAGTGGAACTGCATACACGATAGTGTTTGGATGGAATGTCACATATTTAACTCCATCGATAGTGACGACTTGTTTGTCGTCAGTGAACATCAGGTCACCCTGATAAACTCCAGACTTGATTCCGAGTTTCTTGAACTCAGCGAGTGCCACTTTGAGTTTGACAGCAAGATCACCTTGCGTGTCTGCATCAATCTCTGCTGGAGTTTTATAGACTTTGGGATTCTTATTGAAGACACCTTTCTTTGCTACAAAGAACTTGCCATCTGTTGGATCGATTCCAGCAAACACGGCAGGTGCACCATCCCATTTTACTGTTGCGGTAATTTTGTTTGTCGCATTACCAGCGAGCATATCACGTAGGTCACGTAGAAAATTGATAGCCTTGCGTGTGCCATCTACACCACCATCGAATACCAAATCTTCCACATGGGTCATATGGGTATTCTTTTGTTCAACGATAAAACTCTTTAGACTCTTCATTTTTCTACTATTATTATACCCTAAGTTGCAATAAAAGACAACAATAACCCTACAGATTTGAGGGGATTATAACCCCTGTATTACCAAGGGTCTCCAGAGAGTTTTACGGAGGAAGCCATCTTTTCTGACTCGAATTTAAATCGAATCTTCATAATCTTTTTTTCCCCTGCCTTTACTCCAATGGATTCGTTACCGACCTTTTCTAGAGTGATAGGATATTTTCCGAGTGCTTCAAGTTTCTCGTTTTTCACTGGATCCATCACTGTAGCTTTATATGGTGGTTTATTACCTTGTCCTGTTACTTTGATATATGGTGGTCGTAGAATTTCTGCGTCCATCCAATCTGATAACAGATACTTCATTAATTCTTTTTGATTCATTTTATTGATGCGAACAAATAATTCATCACGCATTGCTGCTAAAATCTGCACACCAATTTTTTCAGTTTCTACTTTAACTTTTGGATTAGCACGAATGTATAATTTACGTTCTGTGGCACCAACTGGTAGATTAAATTTCTTTATTGTTTGATCTAGTTGATTTTTATATTCATCAGCTAATGTAATATTTAAACTTCTATCAACTGTACCAATACCTGGATTCTTAAAACCAATATCTCCAGATCCTTGCGTTGCTTTAGCAGATAATCCAAGGAAACCTTTAGCTGGACCATCTGAAAACTTAACTAATATATCAGTAGGATTTTTTCTTTGATCAACAGGTTCACCGAAAGCAGAAGACATCGATCCAGGTCTTGCTGTCCACCAAACTTGTTTTATTGGTAGTTTATAACCATTCTCTTTAGCCCACTTAACAAACTCTGCTGCCATAGCAATTGATTTGCCTATAGCATCATCTACCTCATGTGGTTGTGCTTGTTTTACTCGCTGTTCATATTGTAGTTTAGCAGAACTGTCAAACCACTTATTTCCTGCAAGAACATAACCAGTATAGATTTCATTAATATCAGATAATACTGTATTCGCTGTTGCCATCTCTAAAATAAATTCCCTAAATGTTTTCATACAACTATTTAGGTCTTCGATTAGCACGAATCGCTCTGTCGTACTTTCTGTCCCACTTGCCTATCTGTTGAATTATTTTGTGAATTGCATGATTATTGCGATGATCATTATTGAACACACGCAAAATATAATTGAAAGTTTTAGAGTCTTTTTTAGTTTTGAATCTAGAAAGTAGTTCATTGATTGGAACATTTGGTCGAAGCATTTTATAATCTAAAAGAATGCAGTGAGCATATGCTTGAATTTCATCAAACTCAGAGAGATATCTTCTCTCTGCGTCTTTCTTTACATGACCGATCTTTTTATAAGGAACGACATAGTTGCTCCATTCATCATATCTTCTATCATATTGCATGAAGTGAATCATCTCATGCATTAAGACTTGTAGGAACTTAAACTTAAATTTGTCCCAAGTAGTATCTGTGAATTTGAATTTGTCGTAGTAATCAGTGTATATCTGAATGATACACTGTCTGTCCTCTGGATCGTATTCCCCACCAATGGCGATATATTTTTCGTAAAATTTCGCTTTAGATTTCTCTTTACGAAATTCTACTTTTGTTCGCCATTTCTTACAGTAGTTTACAAGTCCAACCGAATCGTTGCGATATCGGTCTAGGTCTTTCCAGACCTTAGAAGGGTTGAGTTTAGCCCTGAATGGTCTCTCATTGAAATTGAGAAGATCCAGCCAATCGTAGTCAGATTTTTCTAGGAAATTCATTTTACATCCTAGAAAGATGCCTACATTATTGGACTAGTTGTTTCTCCAAAAATGCAAGAATCTTTCCCTGCTCCTCTAAGTTGGTATTATTAAACTCAGTGATATAGGGCATCAACTCAAAATTTGATAGTAGATTACTATATTTAGTTTCTCGACCTCTTAGGAATTGCTCCGACTGGTCGGAACCACGATCGATATAGCGTTGTACTAGGACATTTTTAGGTGCTTTTAGATAGACCACCTGTAAGTCGGTCTGGTCGAGTCCCATAGCGAACTCTAGGAAAGACTGATTGAAGATTCGATCTCCCTCAAATAGCACATTACAGTTATGGGTTTGAATCCATTTTTGCACCTCTGGCTGGACTGCCATCGATAGGCGATCGGTTCCTGCAAAAGTCTCACCTTCCTGATATTTGCCTAGGATATAGAGATCCATTTCCTCATTATACATGGCGGAAATCAGTTTGGCTGGCTCACATTCGATCCATGTTTTACCTTCCATAAACTTACGGAATAGAGTAGTTTTACCAGTTCCAGGACTCCCACCAACAGCAATTAGTTTTCTCACTTTTAACTCTCTTGTAGTAACAGACATTGAAATTTTATCAGTAAAGGCTAGTTTCTCGACTGGCATATTATGCGTTCTTTATTTCTTGAATAAGATTCTTTAATTCATCCTCAGTGAATACCCAAACTCGACCAAGGAAATGGTGGACATCAGCATCCTTATCATGCCTTTTCGTGAATGTCATCTTCTTCATTATATCACGAGACATATTGCGAGCCAAATTTTCTTTAATCTCGTCTGCATATGTAGGAACAGTTTCTTTAAGTTTTAGTAACTCTTGTTCCTGCACTTTGTGATCAATTGTAATCTTATTTAAAGAGTAACGATCTAAAATTTCGTCAGTTATAAGTTCCATTGCAATAGATCCATATACAGTATTTGCAGTAAGAATATTACTATTGGTGCTTGATATGGTAATTTTGTTTATATCAATAGTTCCATCAGCCATAGATGGATAAGTTACAGAGTTAGTCATTAAATCATCATTCATGCGAACATCTCCAATCCTTCAAGTAGTGGTTCTTCATCATCAAACATCCATTCTAAGTTTTCAAGTTTACCAGTTCTTAAAAAAGAACTAAATCTTTCTTTATCAATACCACGTTTATCATCCAAACGAAGATCGATAGTTTCGTTTCTTGCTTGCCAAAGAACATCCCAGTCTATTCCATACCATCCGTCTTTTTCGACTTGTATAATTTCTTCAGCCTGTCGATCAAGGTAGTAACCAAGATATCGACCATGATGTTCCCTAAAAATCTTTTTAAAAGAACAGAGGCAAGTTTCCATAGTGAAATAGTCCACAACATTGGCTATCTCAGGGAACCTGCTTTTCGTCTCCTCGAGAATCTCTCTCGCCTGTGATTCAAGTCTCGCATAATCTCCTCCAGACAATTTTCTATCCAGATCGTGCTCTTGTGCAAGGGCATACAGAAGTCCATTACGATGAGAGCGAGAGCCATCAAAATCATCAAGCATGAGGCTAGTAGGAGTAATCCTAATGCCAGCAGTATGCTTAAGATGCTGAAGATAAAACCAAGTGGAATAACGACCAAACTTGTGCAACCCACTTTTAATGCTTGTCCACAAAGCATTAAAGTTTGCTTCTTCTGTGTCTCCATAATAACTCTCCAATACTTCACGTTGTGTTTTATTGCCAATAAATTTTTGATAGGAAGCGAACATGGCTGGCAAGTGACCTTTGTTCCACTTTGTATCTGTTTGGTAACGCAGTCTTTTATAGTTAGTTGCATTCCATTGAGTAATACGATCTACAGTAGCCAATTCAAAGTCTGGAAATTCATTTAATAGAATCCATGATGTTGGCGCATAATACGTATTACCATACAACCAAGCAAACCAAAGACGCTGTTCGTCATTATGTTCATAACGCTTGTGTAGATAATTAGTCATCCATACTGCTGGGTCACAGTCATCATATTTTAACGACCATGCATACCAACGAATAAATGCTTCTTTACGATTTTCTGCTAAACGATAATCCATTATACTAAAAATTCTTCAAGTGATGGTTGTTCCATTAAAGCATCACGCAACCATGCTTTACCGACTGCATCAATAGCAGCTTGTGTTTTGGCTTTCTTTTTCTCACCCCACTTGTAGGATTCTAAACCTTCGGCACGGAATTGTTCTCTGGCTTTGTAAGGTGGAAGTGCTTGTAATGGATTTACAATAGCATTGTTTCTGTATGTTACTTGTTCTGATCTCGTAGGAAATAGTGGTTGGTCAGATCTGAGAGAGCCAGTTGGATCGACTGCCCAGAAGATGAGACCATTTTTATTGTGCCACGTAACGGAAGACGGAGTACATGAGATCTTAAGTCGTTGGGACTTACGTTCTTCAACTGCGTATTTAATCCAACTGTCCCAGCATTTTGAAGCATATCCTTTTCCTTCTTTACCCTCAAGTGTTACAATTTCATAAAGATTTGCATAACCATCACGATTGTGCGTCGCAAAGATCAATGAAACAATTTCTCCATTATCTTCATAAGCCATTGGTGGTGCTTTATCGTAATTGTGAAAACGATACCACAATGAATGTGCTGCTGATAAGAATTTTGTATTCTTACCAGCTGGGCTATTCTTAATTAGTTCTTCTACTTTTGTAGAATTAACAAAGTTCATAATGTTGATAGTCTACTGCATTTGTAATAGGTTTACGCTCAACGCTCATTGCAAGATATTCATCAAATGTGACATATGTATTCATTAGGAATTCTGTAGTGAACCCATCAACACCTGCACGATATGGAATGTCTTTTGTAGAAGTAATTATACATCCATTATTGAAAGTTGTCAAGTATAACGGACGCTTACCATTACGATAAGATCGCAAAGTTTTATCAACTCGAAGTTCACAAACACCCATAGACATATTTGGAAATTCTTGCAAAGGATCTTCTGAATGCAAAACTAACTCACTATCATTTTTAGTAATGCAATCATATCCATATAACTCTTTCCAATTCTCTGGTAACTCTTGCGTGATAACTCCATTGTGAACAATACTTTTTGTATCATGAAAAAGTGGTTGATTGTATTCTAGATCGCTGGTGCTATATCGACAGTGAGCAATCATATACAAATTACCATCTTCATTTAGATATGATTCAAAGTTAAATGGAAACTTGTCAGCAGAGACTGGAAGTCTCTGCGTAACAATACTATTTTTTTTAACATATGAGATACCAGTAGCATGCATTCCTCGAATCTTAGACTCGAAGATTACACGTTTGATCATCTCTAACTGATTAATAGATGGATTCTGAACGATTGTTCCTATGACAGCACACATTATCCAAAGAACTCCTCAAGACTATTTTTCTCTGCTTCAGGATGATACTTCAACAGTTCTTCACGACCAAGTTTCTGTTCGCAGTAATCATACCATTCTTGAGAATCCCACATTCCAGGAGAAACTCCATTCCACAAGTGACGCATTGATCCATCTTCATAGAATTGTCCTGGATGTTCTTTGTTAGTTCTACGTGACTCAACAAAGTCATAACGACAATCTTCGTATTGTTTGCTACCAAGTTCAAGCATTTTCTCACGGAAGTAAACTACCAATGAGACACGCTCTGCATCTTCGTCACCAAGAACAATTGGAGTGTTGCCATGAATAACTTCGTGGTTGTTAATCAATAGTAGATCTCCTGGACGCACATTCACTGCTACACGATACTCAGGTGCAATCAAATATCCACCAGTGAAATTACCATTGTTTGAAAGAACAAGAAGGTTAGACAAACCAGTATCCAGATCGCCAGCATCACGATGGGCTGCAGTTCTGAATGTCTTATTGACAGTAATAGTAGTGAATGGTGTTCCTGGAACCAAGAATGCTGGATCGAGTTTCTTTGCAGCTTCCATCTGATTGTTATAACGCCATGGAAGCAATTCTTTGAAACCACGAGCAAGAGATTGTAGAAATGGAAATGCCATCGCAAACTTCTCTGGCTCACGTGCAGTGTAAGATGTAGCACGACCATACGGAATGCGTGGATAACGATCGTACCAGCCAGCAATACCAGACATAACACCATTGGCATATGTAGTTGCACAAACATAATTCTTTTCTACACGACGTGCTTCTTTAATCATATCAGATGGCTCTAGTTTGCGTGTCTTTTCAACCCACTCAGCAAATAAAAAGTTGTCACGCTTAACTGCTTGAATACCCCAAACATTGTTTCGTGTAGATGGTTTATCAGTTTTGTTCTTGTGTTTCTCTTTTAAAATCTCAATTGGATCTCCATCAAGTGATGCTTTTGGATCCAAGAAATAATCTAGAACATCAGATTCATATTCAGTAACCCACTCACGATTGCCAAGAGATTCTTTTCTTGGACCTGCAGCCATACCACGATTCTGTGTTTCAGTTGCTGCTTCACGCAGACCAATGTATGCCTGATTTTGTTCTTCTTTATTGAAGAAATTTTTGCGGAACTTGAAAATAATATTTTTCTCGTTTTGTTCTCCACCAATTGAAGATGGAGCATAAACATCGCAGTCTTCTTCTACTAGAGTGTCATAATGACTTTCATCTAGAAACTGACCAAGCAAATGCTCGCAATCATGTTTAGTTTGTGCTACAATTACCTTTACCATTTATTTCTCCTAAAACTTAAATCCTTCAAACGATTCTGTTTTCTGTCTTCTACCAAATGAAGTCTTATCAAACATTGGTGTGTCGTCATCTTTACCAGCATCAGACAATCCAACTTGAGCAGACGCTTCGGTGTCGTATAGTTTCATTTTTGCTCTGTCAATACCAATAACGAATCTCTTATAAAAACTTGGATCGTTATATCGATTCTTCAACTGTTTGACAATGATTTGATTCAATGCTTCGAGTTCCTCATTACTCACCAAAGCAAACATAAAGTCAGCAGTTGCTGGCAAACCAAACGATTCAGAAGTATCTTCCAATCCTGGATCGCTATTAGTATAACCAGAACGAGTTGTTTGCGTAGCTGATACAATCGGAACATTGTACTCAACTGCCAAACCTCTCAGTTCTTCTGCAATTGCCTTAACATATGTATAAGAGTTAATACTTCCACCTTGTTTCATTCGCTGACTTGCACAGATGTTTAAATAATCAATGAAGATAATGTCAGGTTTAAACTCTCTCTTTAACTTCAATTCTTCCAACAGAGCACGGAAATGACCAGCATGAGCACCAGCTGTAGGATATTCTTTAATGATTAACTTACCTTGAGTTTTATTCTGAATCTTAGAAATACGATTCTCGTAAATGTCTCGGTCGATAACCTTTAATTCATCCATGGTTAGGTTTAGAAGATTCGCATCAATACGTTCAGCGATTCGCTCTTCTGCCATTTCCATAGTTATGTATAAAACATTTCTACCTTGCACCAAACATGCTGCACCAACATGGCACATAAACAGAGACTTACCAACACCAGTTCCTGCGAGTGCAATGTTTAGTGTTTTCTTGCTCAGTCCACCTTTGGTGATTTTGTTGAACATCTCCAAGTCGAAAGGAATCTTCTCTTCAACCCTATGATAAAAATCATACCTCGAATCATGGTCATCCAAATAGTCGTGACCGATATGATTATCAAATGAAACGGCAAGTGCATCAGATAGTATATGAGGTATCGCATCTTTAGTATGAACCTTATCTCCTCCATCAATAATTTTAATTGATGCTAGGATTGCATTATAAACTGCACGATCCTTACAAAACTTTTCTGTGTTTTCCAATAACCATTCTTGGTTAGAAGGTTCGTGCTCAAGACTACTTACAAATTCATTGACTTCAACAAGTTCTTTGTCATTCAAATCTTTGCGATTTGATAGTTCGATAGAGAGGATCTCTTTGGAAATAGGTTTGTTATATTTGTTAAAGAATTCTACAATCTCATGTGTGATGATAGATTCTTTTCTGTCTGCAAAATAATCTCTTTTTATAAATGGAATAACTTTACGACAATACTGTTCATCATGAATCAGACTGCTTAGAATTTTCTGTTCGATTCTCATCAATCCCGCCTGTATAAACTAAATCGTTGTTAGCAATACCTTGATGAATTAACTCAGTCAAGATATCGCCAATATATTTTTCAAAAGGTTTTTTATCTGTTAGACCTTTTTCTGCATAGTCTAAGATTTCATATTCGAATTTGATGCTAACTCTATCATTCGTTTCATCTTCATCAAATTCAACTTTACCATAAGTGAATATTATACCCTCAAATGGACCTTCTGTCAATTTAATTGCTTGGAGACCAGTATTCTTACTCTCCATCACTACAATTGGTAGATTATTCATCGAACTCTAACTCTTCAAGTGCTTTATCCAACTCTTCTGAGTTTACCATTTGCACATTTCCAATTGAGTATTTTGCTTTGACAAAATCATAAAAGGATTTGTCCATCAAAATTGGCATCCAGAAATCTTTTGTATCAGTATCTTTGATACGATATTTCTGTTCTTCACCTACCTTTTGATACCAACCATTGGAAGGTTTGATGACATGTCCAGATTCGAGCGCAAGGTCAAGTAAGCCAGACCACTTACTAATGCCACCATCAAAAGATACGCTAACAGGTATTTTAGATTTTTCTTTAACATATCTACTCTTTTCTACGTTAATGATGAAATTGTAACCAGTGATTTCAGTTCCATCTTTCTCTTGCTGCCGACCAAGGATGAAGATGTTATCAGCAGAATAATAAGAACCAGTACCACCACCAACGATGTCTTTCGGATACAGACCAATCTCTTTATATGTATGATTCACTACAACCATCGGAATGTCTTTCATAGTCAGATGAGGTGTAACCATACGAAATAATGATTTCAATTGTTTGGCACGTGACATATCAGCAACTGCTTTTTGATCTAATGCATCTTCGACTTCTTTCTTTGACGCTAGATTACCAATTGAATCAACAACAATCATAACTCTATCAGATCGATCTAGGTTTTGTAGTTGTTGCATAATGTCGAACTTTAACTGTTCAATGTCTGTGATAGGAGTATGTAAAACTCTATCCATATCAATACCAAATGCTTCAAAATAACTCTGTGGTGTTCCAAACTCTGAATCATAAAACAACAATGCAGCGTCATCGTATTTGTCTAGATATGACTTTGCCATTAATAGACTGAAAGCAGTTTTGAAATGTTTCGATGGACCAGCCCACATTGTAAGTCCAGGTGTCAAACCACCATCAAGACGACCAGAAAGAGCCACGTTGATGACTGGAATAGTAGTAGGAATCATATCCTTCTTTGTGAAGAATTTCGACTCAGAAAGAATAGCTGTTTCTTTAATGGTAGAATTCTTTTTAATTTTATCTAAAATACCCATAGTAATTCCTTTATATTAGAGATATGTATTATACACGGTAACATGTTGCAAGACAATTAAGGATTATTCTTTGAATGTGGCACATCAAAAACAAAGTTAATTCTAACGCAGTCTCCAACATTTTTTGCGGCATGTGGTAATTTGTTATTGAACCAAAGTAATGTTCCTGGCTCTACTCTTGCAGTTTCGTTTCCAACAGTGTATTCATACACACCTTGTATTGCAAGATGATATCTATCTCTCGTAAGATAATATGTACCAATATCAATATGTGATCCAACTTCTCCACCAACTGGTAGAGATAAAAACCCACAACGACTAAACTTCTTAAAGTTGCGTTTAAGGAAAGCAACAATTTCCGTATGATGATGGATTGCAGGGGTAGGAACACACAGTTCACTATCACCAACATATTCATCTGCAGTCTTAACAGCACCCATGACCAACTGTAACACACCAGCTTGGACTGCAGGAAACCCCCATTCATCTACTAGATCACCAACACCATCAATGTTCTTTTGTGCACCCCAATCTTCTGGATACTGTTTTAATTGTTTAAGTATCTTGCTAACATTGATTCCAGTTTTAATGATTCTAATATTATCCAAAGAAATCCTCCAGTGATGTTTCTTCTTGAGTCTTCCAACCTAGTGGTTCAATAACAATCTGAAGCGCATCAAGAAATACCTTTTCGAATTGTTTATCATAATCTATGTATGCTTCCAATTGTAGCTGTTTTGGTAAATGCTGACTAAATGCAATAACATCTTCTTGGATAGGATTTGGTGTGCGTAAATAGACAAACTTAATCTTATCACCATCACGAATTGGTTGATACTTTTTATCAAGACCAAGTCGTTTCAGATGATGATTGTAAAGCAGTGCGCCACGAACTTGAATTGGTGTACCTTTGATATAGATTGGACTTCCTGCATATTGTTTCACACCATTACATGATCGAGGAAATGCGATATCTTCAACAGGCATCTTGTCAAATTCTTTTCTGAAATCCATTACATATTTGTGAAGATCTTTCTCAGTGCCATGCAGAATAACTTGTAACGAATCTTTAAGTTTGTCACGAATAACAGCAGGTGTACTCGACTTGACCATTTCAAGACCCATAACTTTGATCTTAGGTTTCGCATATTGAACACCTTCTGAGTTGTGAACATTAATAACATAGCGTTTCTTTGCAGTCCAGATTGCCTTGTCAGCCAAAACCTCACGCTTCATCTGCATCTTCTGAGCAAATGCATTCATGTAATCTGCTAACTCTTGATAACCTTGATCAATGAATGGTTGAAAAACTTCTTCACAAATTCTATCCATGTATTTAATCTTGGCTTCAGTATCTTTTCCAGCACAAACTTTCTCAATCAATTCTTCCAACTTTAGATAGATTGAGTCAGTGTCAATCGCAATTACAAAGTCTTGGTCTTGAGTCTTAAGAGTTTTGTTGAGGAATGCATTCAACTTGTTCGCCATCCAACGAATGGATAACTGACCAGACAAAGTGATTCCCTCTGCCATACGAAGGTCATAGTAACGGAAGTATTGATTACCCATTGCACCATAAGCAGAGTTTAGTGCGATCTTCATCGCCATCTGCAGATTGTTAAGACGAGAGATATCTTTTAACAGATGCTTTTGAGACTTATCCTTTTCATATTCCTGCTGAATTTTTAGCATCTGTTTCTTAAACTTAGAACGATTCGCATACATCATTTCCATTAACTCAGGCATAAATCCTTTGATGTCTTTACGATAACACCATCCGTTTGCAGACAATGCTAGGTCTCTGCGTTTTGCATATGAAGTATCAATCTCTTTTTCGAGAAGTTTGTCAACAGTGACAGGAATCTTTTCATCAGTCAGAGTTTCTGGGCTGATGTTGTATTGCATAATCAGGTGAGGATACAGACTGTTCAAGTCAAACGATGCCATCCATTTGTGCTGACCAATGAGTGGGTCTTTAACATACGCACCTTCAAATTGTTCAGACTTTGAACTACTAGTATTCATTGGAATTACGATACCCTTCTTACGTAGGTGATTGTAGATAATCGTATCCCACATACGAACCTGAGAGTAAACATCCTCTGGATTAATTTTTGCGTTGTATGCCATGGTAAGATGCAGTTCAATTAGACGCATCTTGTCTTCCATCTTGTCAACCAACTCTACGTCATGAATGTTATACTCAACAAACTTCTGCCAATAGTTGGTATAGAAATCTCGAAAGTCATCTCCTGGATTCTCTTTTTTCTTGTCACCCAGTTCTTGTTCAGCAATGTAATCAAGACGATATGATTCTTGTTTACTGTATGTATACTTTTTATACAGTTCGAGATAATCTAGCTGACTGATACCTGAGATATCGTAGTGCTGTTCTTCATTACCTTTGATGAATGTATTACGTTGATTGATAATACTCCATGGAGACATTTTCTTTGCGAATGTTTCACCCAACTCTCGATTGATTCGATTGATCAGATATGGCACGTCAAAGAAGTCAGTGTTCCAACCAGTAATAACATCTGGATAGTTTTCTTGCCACCAAATCATGAAGTGTTTAAGAAGTTTCTGCTCACTATCAAATTCATGATAAGTGACATCTTTTCTTTGATTATTGTATGGCTTTGAACCCCATGTGACGATATTTTTTGTTTGTAAATCTTTGATAGTAATCAGGAGAATCTCTTCGTTGGCATTACGAATGTCTGGGAAACCATACTCAGTAGCAGTCTCAATGTCAATTGTGAACACCTTAATCATTTCCATATCCCAGTTTACATCATCTTCATATGTATCACTGATATATTGATATGAATAGTTGGTGTTTCCATAGATGTTAAAGCCAGAAACATCTTCATACTTCTTGACAAACTCTTTTGTCTCTTTGATTGTTCCAGGTTTTACTTCATCAACATACGAACCCTCAAGTGTGCGCCACTTTGTTGGAGTCTTAGAAGGCACAAAAAGCGTAGGATAGAAATCTATCTTACGCATATATGGTCTACCTTTATCGTATCCTCGAACGAGGATCTTGTCACCCCATGGTTGGGCAGTGGTATAAAATTCCATTAAACAGTTTTTCCATACATTAATTGCATTGCATCAAGTGCGCAGTCGTGGACAGGATGATGTTTGATAACTTCATGTCGTTTGAATAGTGGATGCTCTACATCTACATAGCCATTTGTAGTTCCATAAAGAATGTCTATTGCAGTTCTGACATCTCTCCACATATTATACCCAGTAATTTCTTGCACGCCAAGTTTAACACAGAGTGAATCAATTACAAGTTGGTCGAGAGATCCACGTGCCCACATAGTTTGTTTCTCTGCATTTGGAAACTTATTCATGTATGCTTTTAGTTTTGCAATACCATTTTCTGCAGTCATGTCTTCTCGTGATGGTTCAAGTGCAAGTTTGCGAACATACTCATGTTGTTCTTTCCACCACTCAAGAGTAGACTTTGAAACAGTGCGACCCATATCAAGTTGTTCTTTTGCATTAAACTTAACAAAGCATGCATTGTCTAATAGATCTTGATATGTTGGTCGTTTCTCTGGATCAAAATGAATCAATGCTGCCGATAGAACGACAGCATTGGATTCAACACCCAGAGTTTCTACATCAAATAGAAACATTATTCTTCTTTCTTATATCCAATTGGTGTGACGAAGACTTCCATCTTTTTCTCATCACTCCATGGTTCACCATATTTACCAGTACAATAATCATTATCTTCATTGACTAGTTCAAGCACCTGTTCTTTAGTTAGTTCTCTAGAACTACTAATAACTTCACCAAGCCACTTCTGAGAAAACTCTTTCATTTCTTCCATTGTGACAGTATCTTCTGCCCACTGAATAGCAGTGCAAGGATATTCACGTTCATTATGATCAAGTGGCACTTCAATCACATAACGCATACGATGCTGAGAAATAGTTTCAACCAAAACATACTTACTCATCATTATCCTCGCCTTCTTGCTCTCGCAGTCGTAGGTTTTCTTTGTCTTCTTCAGTAGCATGTTCATCACAAGAAACATGATGCCATCCAAAAGGATAATAAGTTCCAGGTTTACCACATTCTTCACATGTGTGATAACTCATATTCTCAGCAAAGGTGATATAGTTATAATGTTTGTCAGTTGCTGCTTGAACGTAGAATCGTAGACCACCAAACTTTTCTTTGACTTGAGATGCTACTGGAATTCGAGCAGCTGCTTCTTCCATTGCTAGTCGTTTCTCTTCAACTTCTTTAGCAGTTACTTCTTTATCACCGCCCCAAGGAAATTTACCACCATGTTTTTCCAAACATTCTTTGGCGAATTCGTAACTCTCTTTTCGCTGACGATACTCGCTAGTCATTAGACCACAAAGAACATCGATGATGTTGTACCAACCATCACCGCATTCAAAACCCCAACACATAGCAGTTTCTCGCATATCTCCAAATCTATTTTTAAAGATCTGTGGATACTTTGCTACTAGTTTAGCATCTAATTCTTCTCTCATGATAACTCCTTACTAATACAATCGTCATAATGTTTCTTCAACTGTAGATAAACAGTAAGTAACTCTTTAGTGACTTTATCTGGATTTTCTCGCCAAAATTTTTCGAATTGGCAAGCAAATGCACGACTTAGTCTGATTTCTTCTAAGATATAATCCATAATCAACTCCAAGTGCGATGGTCTTCAGCGACATGCTCGATACCGTCATATTCATGAATGTGCCATTTGACATCATCAGGAATTTCTACAATAAAAAGTTCTGCTGCCCAACCATTTGCTTTATCACCAAGTTCTTCGACGACCTCAACAAGCATAGGATCAGATCGATCTTGGCACAAATCAAAGTAATAAAGAAAATGTTCATCTTCACCAGCATGCCCTTTGATGTAATAATCAGATTTTTCTGATCGAAAAGAATGTTTGGATGGAACCTTGTCAAACTCGATACCTTTTTTGGTCATAAAAAGTTCAAACGCTTGATCAGAAAGACCAAACCCACCAAAGCAACGATTGATTACAACTTTCATTTTATATCTCCAATAGAATCTGCTATATCTTTATCATCTCTTACTTCAACAAAGACTGGCAGAAAGAGACTTTCTTCACCTGCTTTGTTTTTAATACGCATGTTGTATTTTACTGCCACAATTTTACCAATGAGAGAATCACGAATAGCCCAAAGGTCAGTTCGATGATCGTCATTGAAACCACTACCAACATTGACGGTAATCGAGATCCCGTTTTCTTGTCGGGAGCGACATGCCAAAGCACCAAGTCTACCTGCATACTTACCTGTTCCTTCAACCACCTCAGTGATTTCAAGATCGCATTCCATCTCGCCTTTAAATTTAATTTGATGCTTTGCACGTTTATCCTCCCAGATTCCAGTTCTATCTTTCAAGATAATACCTTCCTCACCATTGGCAAGTAATCCTTCAAATAGAGTATTGACTTCTTCTAGCGTATCAACTTTCCAACTATCAACCAATTTTATTTTCTTAGGTCGGTGCTTATGCACCAAAACAAACAATGAATCAAAACGAGTAGAGTATGGAGTGGGGCAATAACCATCAACAAAGTATGCATAGGGAATAATATCCCAAACAATCGCACGCACCATCGATGCTTCTTTGGCAGAGATGGTTCCTTTATTCGCTTTGTTTAAAATGCCATTACCAGTTTGTCGATCCATGGGGAGATTATCAGCACCCACCACGAGTAACTCGCCATCAAACACACAATCGACCATCCCAGCCATGTCAATAAAGTCTTGATCGATATTTCCGAGCAACTGAATTTCTTTACCATTACGACTCCTGTATTCTACTTTACCATCTTTAACGATGGCATTAAATCGCATACCATCCATTTTTGTCTGCACAAATGCAGGATATTTTATTTTATCCAACAGTCGTTGTTCAAATGGTGAACACAACATAACTGGATATTCTCTAATGAGACCAGACCAAACAGTGTTTGCTGTTGATACTTGAACACCACACTTTAAATCTTTTTGAATAATGCGCTCAATAACTTTAGCCTTATCCTCTGGTAGATTACAGAGAATACTTCTTAGGTGTTCAATTGCTGCATTGCCTGTCACTGTTCTGCTTGATAGAAGATACAATTGACTCAATGCTTCCTCCAGACCAATATCAGTATTATCGATCTGTTTGTACTGAGGAATCTTACGAACATAAAAATTCGTAAATGGGTCGAGAGCCAAGCGCACTACTTCTCGCAGGATTTCGTTGTCGCTGTTCGCTTGTAGTTGCTCGATTTTGAAATTACGAGAACTGTTGGCAGCAAGACTCTCGAAAAACTGATTCAAATTCATTCTACACCTTTCATCTTCAATCCAGTCTTGATGATTTTAAACTGACGATATCTTTTGTCAAGACGCATAGGATTTTTAAACATCATAAAATCTTTTGGGTTGTGCCATTTAAAGTAGCCATACACTTTGTGCATTTTATCATCAGCAAGATATGTATGATTGGGTTGACGATACTCAACATCCCACTTAGTGGTTTCTTTAATAAGGATCATGCATACCTCGCATTCAATTCGCCATACTCAATCTCTGGTTCTTTGCATGTAATCTCACCATCATATTCCAACTGAGACTTCTCGAACCAAGACATGTAGTCATCGCTTTCGACACTCCAGTCGATAATCTCGGTCTGAAAGTAATCGTTGGTTAGATCTTCAATCTGACCACGCACCATCTCAACCACAGAAGCATAATCGATGTTGAGAGGAACATCAGTGATTTTGTATTCTGAACCACCCTTCATCTTCCAATAGTACTCACCAGTGAAGCCAGTGTGAGCAGCATAATTTTCACGATCTTGGGTAGCAATCACAATCATCATAATGTTTTCTCCAGTAGATTCAATTATACATCAAATAAAGTTGCAAGACAATCAAGCACCGATACTACGACGAGGATATCCGTTTGCAAATCCAGAAGTCCCAGTCACAAAACCCTTCGAGGATTTTGCAGCCATCGTAGTCTTCTTCACACGTTGGGGTTTCTCCACAGTCACAGTTCCACCCTTTCGCAAGAATGCTTTCATCGCTTTATCAGACTCAGCACGTGCTTCAGCTTTGGTCATCACAGGTTTGTTGTAAATCGTTGCAACAATCAACTTCTTTTCACTCTTCTTCATTATGCACACTCCTTCATATCAATTTTATCGAATCCAAAACTAGCCACCACAAAAGTCTCATCTGTCTCTAGGTTGTGAACAATGTCACCGACTGACAGACTATGCATCTTACCAACAACTTCAATCAGATCTGCATCTGACTCGCAGATAAAGTTTGCAATTCGGAAGACTTCATCCATCGTTCGTGCTTCCACATGAGCCACCATTTCAAACTGATCAGAGATCTCTTCGATCTGTTTGGCATTCATGAAGTACAAGTCACGAGAATTTTGGTTTTCAAAGGGGAGTTGGTAGATTGCGTATTTCATCACAGTTCCTTTCTCATTCATCATAAGAGTTATTATGCCTCAGGTTGCAATTAAAGACAACAACTTTCTGGATAACCCTACAGACTTGAGGGGATTAGAAACCCTTGTAGATACAGGGTTCTGGGAACGTAAAAACCCTCTACGAGAGAGGGTTTGCAGGGAGGCTAGAGCATGTAGGAGAGAGGGTTAGACTCGTGGAATCGACCCTGCTGAGGCGATCTGGATACCAGATCCGAAAATGCGATTGTATTCGTTGACCATCTTAACATCTGGTGATGCCTCAGAAGCAATAGCGTTTTTATACAATTGAACATTTCCAGTTGCATACGCCATATATGGCATCAATCCGACACCAACACCTTGTTGTGTTTGTTGAATCACGATTGTTGCTGGGGATTTTAGTTCGAGGTATTGATCAAATTGATTAAACACTTCAGCAATAATTTCTTCACCACTGATAAGTTTAAATACTTTTATATTATTCATATTCATTCCATTCTAAAGTTTGAGTAAAGTCATGCATAATATTGCTAGAGACAACATATCTGTCGCCAACAAATTCTTTTTTAGGTACTCTGTGAGTAGTGTTACCTTCAAAAATTAATAACAGTCCATGATGTACTGGGAATTCCAACCATCCACCATTTTCATTTTGAAATTCAATTCCAGGACAACCTTCTGGTGGATTTAGATAATAAGCAGATGCCCATGTAGCAGGATAATGAGAATGCTCAACTGCATATTCTGAAGATTTATATTTTAATCCCCACATAGAGAAAATAAATGGATTAAAATCTCTCTTATATTTTATAATAGATGCTTGATGTACGGCATTATTAATATAGTAACAAAGTTCTTTAAACCCATCTTGGTCTTGCATTTTCCATTCTGTCATCTGTGCTTTGACATTGGTAGAATGATTCTGTCTATCTTGTTGATCATCAATCACTCTAATAATATCAGCAGTCATTTTTGGGTCATCAATTGTCAAATTATAAACAAAGGGCATAATTAACTTTCTTCTACAATCCTTTCTATGTAGTCAGCTGCAGCATTCTGATCATAGAAACATTTTATAAGAACACGCTCAACATCATAACAATGGTGTGCAATTACCATTATCTGTCTATTTTTAAAGACAGATACTTTTAAAATCCATTCTCCACGACGGACTGTGACGAACGAAATCAAGTTTGGTGATATTTTTGCTTTCATCATAAATGTATTTAGGGAGAGACGAATCTCTCCCCATACACTTACGACTTTAGAGGTTCAGGTTTCTTCGCTGGTGCGTTTAACCATTCCCAGTCATCATCAGTCATTGGAATCCAGTTTAGCATTCGCATCTCCCCGATTTAAGCATTAAGTCTTTTGCTTCTTCGTGTCTTCCATTTCTGGATAGATGCGCTGCTGCACGTGCGGAACCAATTGCCATAAAAACACATTTAATACGGCAAAGGAATGATTTCACGTTCACTCTCCTTCTTTAAGAAGAGTCTTTTCTCCACGTGTTTTCACTTCGACTTTCTTTGGCTTCTTCTCTTCTGGAATGATGCGCTCAAGAGCAATCTTTAGCATACCATTAAAGAGTTCAGCATTGTTCACTTCAACTTGATCATTAAGTGCGAAAGAACGTGTGAATGCACGAGCAGCGATTCCTTTGAACAAGAAATTTTCTTCTTGCTCAGCAGTATCTGCAGATACATTACCTTTAACAACCAACTTACCACCATCAATCTCGATCTCAATATCTTGTTGACCGAAACCAGCTACAGCCATCTCGATGACGTAATGTGTGTCATCAATTTTCTTGATGTTGTATGGAGGATAGTTAGGGATGTTTTTAGTAACATCGTCGTGCAACTTTTGTAGTTGACGGAATTGGTCGTCGAATCCAACAAAAAATTTGTCGAAGTCTTTACCTAGTGTTGAGAATGCATATGGAAATGTCATTTGTGACATAATAGTCTCCTTGTTAAGCGAGTTAAAATATTGACACCCCGAAGGCATGTCAGCTTTGCTGGTTACTGACTCCAGCGACAACTTAACGTATTGTCAGCTTTAGACGATTCGTAACTTAGTGGTCCTAAGGTGAATTCTTATTATTTAGTAATATTAATTTTCTGGCAAATATAAAAAAGAAATATCTGAATTATTTATAGTATTGAGAGCATCTTCTATGGTTTCTACAAGAGGCTCACCTGCAAGATTAAATGATGTATTAAATATCACTGGAACTCCAGTATTTTTATAAAATTCTTCTATTAGTTCATAGAAATATTTATTCTGTTCTTTAGTTACAGTCTGTATTCTACATGTCCCATCAACATGAACAATAGAAGGAATATCTTTGTATGCTTTTGGTTTAGCCTTTACAGCAAATGACATCCAAGGAGATTCTTTTAGTGTCAGCATTTCAAAATATTCATGAACATATTCTAACATAATAGTTCCTGCAAATGGACGATACCATTCTCTTTTTTTAACGATGTTTACTATTTCTTTACCATTGGGATTTCTAGGATCAAATATGATAGATCTATTTCCAAGTGCACGTGGACCAATCTCACTAGATCCTTGAAAAATAGCACCAACTTTTTGTTGTAATAAAAGTTCTACTACGGTATGTTTATCTTTAACGATCATGTAAAGTTCTTTCAAGCCATAGAGCAGCACCAATAGCTGTGCCAGAATCATTTGCTGCTGGGTCTACAAAAAAATTATATTCTGGAAAGTGTTTCAAATATTCATAATTGTTTACACAGTTTAAAGAATATCCACCAGAAAGTATTATATTCTTTGTGTCAGAATATGTTATAGCCTTTCTTATTAATTCAATTGTATGATTCTTAGTTTCTTCTTGTAACTGTCTTGCTTTATCTTCTGGTCTAGAACCAGATAAATCTCCGTAACTAGCCAAACCCATTATCTTTCCAGCCTCTTCTGAAACCCCAAGTATTTCTTCTGATAGTGCAGAAAATTTCATTCCACTGCTTGACCTGCTAGAAAAATTAAATTCTATATCATTAATATTTTTAACAGTTTCAGTATTCAAGTTAGAAAATCTAAAATCACTATATGCTTTATATTTCGGAACACATTTATTTTTATCAATGTAATAGATACTTTCAATCTCCTGGTAAGTTGGGAATTGTGAAACATTTTTAGCACCACCACCATCCATAACTATACAAATAGCATCATCAAATTTAGAAAAATAATAACCACAATACACATGATATAAGTGGTGTTCTATTTCAAAAATATAATTGTGTTCACCAACCAAACTGTCTATTTGTAAAGTAGTTTGATGAATTATTTCTTCATCTGTTGGATGAATTCCTGATTTTGCAACAATTCCAGATGGGATGCTTCTATCCCAAGAAGCATAAATGACATAATCTGGTTTTTGTTTTAAATATTTTTCTAAAGAAATAAACTTACCAGATTTAAATGGTGGAATGCTATGTTTCTTTCTATTAAATCGTTCTTCTTCAAAATAAAAATCCACCTGTCCGTCAATCAATTGACAAACAGATGGATGATGTGATATGTTTATTCCCAATATTCTCATAACAAATTATACTACAATTAAACAGATGCTGGGGTTGGTTGTTCCTGTTTAGCTAACTCGGCGACCTGTGGTTCACCTTGCTGTTTAATTTTATTGATTAGAAGAACAACTTCTTCGAAAGGATGTTTCCCAAGTGTACGAAGAATAGTATTCACTTCATCGATCGTCAATTCAAGTTTAATCATTTTGTTTTCTTTCCTATGTTATATTTTGGAACTAAATCCCACTGGTCTTTTTCTTTATAAGAGACCACCTTAATTTGAGACAAAGATGCTTTCTGTTCTGCCTGATTTGGATGGAGAATCTTTAGCAATTCCCAATCCTGCAATAGACCAGCGATAGCATTTCTTCGCTCGATGTCACCTGAAGTAATGTTAGACTCTTTTCCATCAAGAGCAAACAATTCCTTAAAGTGAACAATAAAGTATCTACCTTGCTTATGTAAAATATGGCAAGATTGATATAATACGTTTTCTTTTCTGGAAGCGATTCCGATGCGAGTTAGAGTTTCTCTAACCTTTAGGAAGTTATCTGGCTCTGGCAAACTCACCTCAAGCATTGAATCTGGTTTCCAGTCATAGTAAATCATTTCGACAGTCATTATTTTCCACCTTTGTATAATTTTTGTTTTATAATGGATAACTGTTCATCTGTAAGGACACTCAATACATCTTTAGCCTTATCAGAAGAATATCCAAAGTATTCCTTTACTAAGAGGAGATCTTCGGACTCATCTTTCTTAGCCCATTTACTAAATCTCTTCTTCTTAGAAATAGTATTTAGGAAAAAAGAAAATTGCCAATCTTTAGGAATGCCATGATGTAGATTCATTTCATTAGCATACAAAACTGTATCTGGAAAATACGATAACCCTCTGTTAATTATGTAGGGAACATAATCTTTGTGCGCTTGGGGATCATCCTTAAACAGATCTTTTTTATCAAAATTTATAGAGTTAATAAAATCAAATGGACTCATGATTCGATTTCTTTCAGATTTTCTTGGCTAGCATAAAATCTTTTTCCAGGAAACATCTTACGGAGATTTTCTTCTAACTCTTTTTTGGTGTTGGCTTGAGTCAGAAAACTGCTTGTATCTTTATCATAACAAAAAAGAATATCCTTGTGTTTCTCAATTGTAATGATTAAGAAGTCTTCTTTGTTTTCTTCCTCTTCTTCTATCTGACTGTTAATCTTTTTCAAAAGAGATTGCATTTTATACTCAGCATACTTCTCTCTTGTGTTCCAACCAAGAGAGAATCCAATAACTAGAACAACAAAAATAATAAACAATTCCATGTCGTCCTCATTTAAATTTACAGTTACCCATAACTTCAGTTAATGCAGCCATAATATTTAGTTCTTGGTCAGCAACGAATGCTGCTTTATACTGATAGTCTGCAAGAATAAGAACAAGCTGAGGAATACTTGATACATCAATATTGTTAGTGGCAGTATCATACAATTCTCTGAACAATGTAGCTGCATCAGAATCAGAATTCTTAGCAACCCACTTACGCACTTCAGTAAAGTTCTTTTCTTTCATTAAGTTGATAAGAGACTTAAAAGATTCCTCTGACATATTAACAAGAATACCAGAATCGATCTTACCACTAACGGAATAACGCTGAAGTTCGTTTAGGATTCTACGATAATCAGGGAAATGTTTTGTGATGACTTCAGCAACAACTTTTGCATCAAATTCAACTTGTTCATTCTTAAGAATTTGAGTAACTCTCTTAAAGAAAGTTGCTGCGATTTCTTGCTTGTCTTTGGAATCAATCTTAAATTCTATAACAGCAC